GAGACAATTTAACTAAATTACCTATTTTCACTGATTACCTCTATATTGTGCTCAGAATACATGTTTAGATCTTCGACAATGCTATCATCGCACCACCAAACAAGTGTTGCCCACTCGTCACATTGCACGATTAGGCCGATACTATTGTAGCACTTTATTAAATCACCGGCTTTCATACCTCTTCGATGTCTCCGTTAACGAAATCACTAACGTCATACCACATGCCTTCATATCCAACAATCTCCTGGAGATCGATATGCCACATAATTTTATATTTCCAGCCCACTATTTGATTATAATGTCTTGCAACAATAAATCCTAGGCCACCATGATCCCAGGTTTTATGGCGTGACCATCTGACCAAGCCACCGACTTTATATTGTGGTTCTACTCTCATGCTAGCACCTTTAGAACTCTGCGTTCCGGGCGAGTCACCTTGCCATCCGGCCAATATACGTGACACCGGATACCGACACACTTGGTGATAATTCCGGGCGCAGAAAATCGGCTTTTGTCGGTCCAAAGCCGCTCATCCATGGATATCTCTTCCCAATTGAGAACAACAAGATTTCCAACAACAGGCTTCTTAGGTTTCGTTTCCATATTTATATTATAAGCACGGATTAGAGATGATTAAGCTGCTCCATCAACTGTTCTGCGATGGCTCGCTTAAGTTCATCGGCAATATATCTTGCCAAGTCTTCCTTTGTGCTGAAGTTTTCAAGCTGATCTTCTGCTCGCTCTAGCGAGTTAAGAATAATCTGTTCCATTTCATTTCTCCTTTTGAATGACTGGTAGCCAAGGTGGGACTCGAACCCACAAGCCCATGAGGGCGACAGATTTTAAGTCTGCTGCGTATGCCAATTCCGCCACTCGGCCATGTATTTATATTGTAAGCACGCATTGTGCTGAATTAAGTGGCACGCCCGACAGGATTAGATAAGCTCAGCAATCTCTGTTTTCCAGATAGACGTATCATCTACTGCAATTCTTTGTATTTTCTTTAAACAGTCTGGGTAGTTGTTATCTCTCGCGAGATTCTTAGCAAGAGCAAAGCGAAAATCATCTTGCTTTTTTGTGTGCTCACTAATGTCAACTGATATTATATCAAACTGTTCAATAAGGTAATATCTATTCTTCTTAGAAGAACCAGAGTCTCGTGACTTCTGAAGCTCTACTTTCAAATCTCCATTTGCATACTTGGTATTCCTAGCTCTTTTGTGCTCTACCAAATATTCTTTCTGCATGTATTTGATTTTAAAATCGGCATCTCCATTATCGGGAGAACACTCTACGTGTGCCACTTTATCACTTAAAAAATTAAACATGCTATATTCACTTAAATTGCCTTTAAGCGCAGTGATAAATCTAGGTGAATTTTTTTCACAATAAGATATAAATTGTCTATTCATAATAAATCTCGTTTGGCACGCCCGACAGGATTCGAACCTGTGACCTACGGCTTAGAAGGCCGTTGCTCTATCCAACTGAGCTACGGGCGCAAAAATATTCATAACACCATCATACTAAATTTGGTTTATTAAGTCAAGAGCGGAGTCAGATAAAGTATGCTCATAGTTAAACTTTGGAAATAGTACCACGTTATAACTGCCTGTGCAGTACTGTTCCTTCTTCCTAACAATTATTCCGTATTCCCCTTCAATTGTGTATTGCATCGGGATGCAGCATTGTGTTTCTTTATCGATCCTCGATACCGAGGGTTGCCAATTACATTTTACTAGATCACCGACTTTCATTTACTAGGCCCATGTAATTATAATCTGGTGAATCTCCGAGAATGCTGTCTATATTTTCGTATGTTGGTAGGCCGTCATCCATCCATACTACTGATACTGCTTCGCCCTTAGCTTCTCTTTTCCAGCCTACGAGCTTTACAACCAATCCATATACTATTTCTTGGTCTATGTTGCAGAACCAAATCAGATCGCCTACTTTTAAACTATTTTCATGCACTCCCAATCCCCTTCCAAGTTGGTATACTTAATTTCTTTGATGCCAGCTTCTCGTATGTACTTCATACAATGCGCGCAAGGCTTCGCCATGGCACGCCCACCGGTCTTTAGAAAGCGCATGACCTCTAGGGTATCACCGGGCCTAGCAAAGCGTAGCACGTTCATTTCTGCGTGCATATGACTGCCGTGCGTACCATCTGGATATCTTCTCTTGAATCTGGGATGTGTCTTAAAGGTATTCTCGCCAACCTTGACGACCTTTTTGCCTCGCTTAAGAATTGCAGCGAGGTGATAGACTCTTCCATTGTTCAACGCTCTTTCACGAGCTTCGTAATACACCGGACATAATGTCCACTCCTTTTCTTCATAAACAATAAGCACGAAATTGTACTTATTTAGCTTTTTTTATGTCTTTTCTTTCCATGAGGCACGTTTTTGTATGGCCTTGCCAGCGTACTTCGTAGCTCCCCTGTTCGTACAACGTTCGATCGGTCTTGACAACCAACCCAACTTTATTATGGAGTTGTACAAACATCAGTAGCCTCTGTCCGTAAGCGGACAAAGTTACCAAATCACCGGGCTTCATTTATAATTTCCAGCCAGCCTGGAACCTCAAGCTCGATTTCGCCGTCGTTCCAGCGAACTACGACGGCTTCGCGATAACCTTTTTTGCTTGGAAGATATTCGAGAATAATTCCATGGGCTCGACCGTCTAGACCGCGGCATCCGTGGTTTTCTCCTGGCTCTACTAAATCACCGGCGCGCATTTTTTAACTCCGTCGTAAATTGAGAGAAAGTATGGATTTCTCCATTATCATCCTTCACAATTAAATCTCTTGTCTTTGGCTGAAATCGTATGATTTTGCCTTCTTTGCCTTCGCAGACAACATGATCGCCAATCTTCATTAGGCACCTCCTAGTCAATAAGTTATAAGCACCGATGCAATAAAATTAACAAGAAATAATCTTTTTTATTTTATTCCTGTTCATTAGATTTATTTCGCTCTCGCCGTACTGAATATTGTAATTATAAGGTGGCGAGTTTGGAAATTCGATACGCCAGCACCAGCATGGTGTATAATTTCTGCTAGCAATTTTGCCCCTGGTGTACAGATCAAAACGCTCGATTAATATACCGATCGAGCCATCTTTCCATATCACCATATCGCCAGCCTTTGGCGGGGTTCTTCTACTCACTCAATATCCTTAAGTCTGTCTCGTCGTGCCAGAAGGATTCTTCTGATTCCATCCAGTATACGCAGATGTTTGTGCCCTGATAATGCTCTCCCATCTCTATTATTATTCCGTAAGCTGGCTCCCTGGTTCTATCCTCGGGAAATATCCCAGGGATCCAGGGGCCAATATACGAAACTAGGGAGCCTACTTTCACCTAGCATACATCACCCCATGTGGAGTAAGTACGCTAGCCGCCCATTCATCAGTTACATAACCTCTTACGGCGCTTTTACCCTTAGTATAGGGCGCCTTCCAAGACGCTGGTTTAAAAATTGCGCCATCTCTCTTTCTGACAAAAGCGTATACAGTTCTTGAAGTTGCGCCATGGCGATCCGAGTCTCTGACTCGGGATAGTTTCCAGTATACGTGCCCGTTATCATTCACTTCGATATGCTCTTTGGGCAATGTTGGAAAGTGTGTGTCCATATATTCTGACACTATTCTTTGCGCTTCTGTAGCAAAATGCTCAAACGCTAGTTCTATTTCTTCTTCTGAATAATTCATCAAGCCTCCGCTATGGGAAATTTTGCAGCAATATCCAACATTGTATCCGCGCTAGCAATGTATATATCATACTTGCGTATCAATCTTGTATATTCTGCGTATTTTCCCGCGTGTTTTGAAGCTATAGCTTCTTTGTATATTTCTCTTGCCTCTACACGTAACTTATTCCAGTCCTCTAAGAAGATATTCTTAAATATTTCTGGTTTTATTTCGTGTGAGGGCGGTGCCATTTCCATGTAGCCTCCTTATATAATAACTATAAGCACAAATCAAAATTATTTAAGTAGTTTTTTTGGAGCCTCGGATATAATTTTAAAGTGCTTAAGCTTATACCATGCTTTGTTTTCGTAATCTATTGGCCAGTATCGTAAGTCGGAAGAGGTTGAATGATTATAGCCGTCGTCATTCCAAGAACTCGCGGGCCAAATTTGAGATGGCATCTTATCATCTTTCCTAACCCACTCTATTGCTACGATAATGTCCCCGAACTGCATAGTCCGGCTACCTCCGGCGACGCGTTCGTATCTAAAATAATCTACGACTAGTCCTAGAGCTTGCGAGCCGGCGTTATTATACCAAAGTAATGTGCCTGTCATTTTAGAGATCTAAAAAGAGCCTCTTTAGCGTCAAATATAGCGCGCTCACATCTGGTCACGCCGTCCTCGGCTAGTCGAAGTACAAACGCCTCCTCTTTGCCTCGAAGCTGCCTAAGCTCCTCTTTTTTATCAGGCAAGGACGCCTCTGCTGCCTCTAGTAAGACAGTAAGCGCGTCCTCGGAAATGTTAACAGTTGACATGTCAATCCTTATGGAAATTTTCTTTTATTTCGATCAGTATCGATCGAATGTTGTTAATTTTAGTTTCAATTTTCTCTGAAGCCTCTGTCTCTAACGCATGCTTTAAAAGATATAGCTGCGTTATAGCCTCGTCTAATTTAGTTTCATTTTTGTCCGGTTCGTATACTCTTCTCAAAATATTGTTTCCTTTATGCGTAATTAAATTCGAACAGAGGTTTGGTAAAATATTATATACTCCATCAATTGCCCCCTATAGTAAATAGAGGACATTGGCCGCGGCGGCCGTTTGGAATATTATTTTATCTGAGTACGACGTGGCCTAAGTCAATTAGGTTATTAGCAGACGCATAATAGTCGTTTTTCATGTTAATTATTTTTCCAGAATCAACTAAATGCTGGAACAAGTATACTGTGTTTTCGAAAGAAAGGAGGCCAGATTCATACTGCTCTATCTTTTCCAAAAAGGAGGGGTCTTCCATTATAAGTACTCCATGGATTAAGCATAAATAGTATACTAGTTACATTAATTGCTGTTTTTCTAGATACGACATACAAATAGCATAATTATCTATTAGTATTTGTATCAAGCATATAAGCTCGTGCTCCACGGATCCGTATGACATTATTTTATCTTTTTTTCTAGTTTTCTTATGTAGAGCTGGTTGTACTCTAGAATTTTTTTATATTTATTGTTTTCGTGAGCTAAAATTCGAATTTCTAATATCATTTCTTTTAGTATACGCGCACACTCAAAGTCTGCCTTAAACACATAATCATTATTGATGATGCTTATCCTGCTTTCCGCCCTCTCAAGAAGTTCATGTCGCCTTTCTTTTCTATTTTTTTTCATTCGCGACTCTCCTTGAAAATGGGGTTTAAGTCAGTTTTATATCATAATGTATGTGGATTCCCAGAAAAATGAACTTCTAAATTATTTCCTAACTTGTTTTGTAGCCACTTTTCCATATCTGTACCGGAAGAAAAATCTACCGTTTCACTGTTATTAATTAGTTTCCAAACTTTTACTTCTTCTAGAATATCAACCTTATTGAACACAAGCTTGTTAACTCCGTTAATCTTGGCGGCGCGCTCTAGTAAATTAAAGTCCATCCAGTTACATTGGCGCGCGCGACCTGTGGTTGCTCCGTACTCTTCACCAGCATCCCGAATTTTTTGAAATATTTTTTCCTTTGGCTCGAAGTCTTTGTATCCAGAGTAGGTTTCATATAGCTTGGCCACGCCCCATACATCTCTAATCCAAGATGGCGGGATAGCGTTGAGCAACGCTCCTGCGCTCGTACAATGGCTAGACGTCACGTATGGGTAGTCGCCATGGTCTATGTCCAACCCAAAGCCTTGTGCGCCCTCACACAGTATCCTCACGGCCTCTCCAGACTCATGGAACTCTTCGTATAAGTTAATCAAATATGGCTCAAGTTCGGGAACATCCTTTGCGCGCACTCCCACGCGCGCGTACTTGTCTCTGTATGCGGGCCCATTGCCTTGCTTAGTTGTGCCTAACTTGCTATCCTTACCGTCCTCTTCAAGATGCTTTGTAGTGATTACATGCGTGTTATCAGCTATGTATAGCAGGCCTTGTGTATTAATACCGCCAGCCTCTAGCTCTTCAATTTCCTTAAAGAATTGAGCGGGGTTGACTACGCAGCCTGAACCTATTATCGACTTAACACCGTGGAATACTCCGCTAGGTATATGATGGGTAACGAACTTTTTACCTTCGTGATAAATCGTATGGCCTGCGTTGCAGCCTCCGTTATATCTCAGTACGTGCGTGTACTTCTTATATTTACAAAGATAGTGCGTAACCTTTCCCTTACCACAGTCACCATATTGCAGATCGACAATTATATCAGCTAACATTTACTGCTCCTTAAGCTAAAAACTATACAACTAGTATACTTTAGTTTATCTAATTTGTCAAGCACAACCCGCTAAGGGGAAAAATTTTTTCGGATAAATTTTGCGCGGTCGGGCGCGTTTGCAAATACTCATCCGGAGTGGCCGGCTCCATCGCCAGAAGGAGCGCGATGCATAAAAATAAACTCTGAACCAGAAGTGTCATCAATAATATTATTATTATGCGTTGCTCTGTAGTTTCTTTCATACTTCTTGCAATATTTCTTCATTCTTATACAGGCCATAATATTCAATGACTGAATCTACCAAAAAATAACATGTGAGCGCCAAGGAGATGCCTGAAAAAACATCTATAATGTAGTGTTGCTTCAATACTAAAGTGGATAAAGATATTCCTATGGCCCAAAGCAAGTATAAAGATTTTGTTCCAAGCAAGTTTTTAGCTAACTTTGTTTGTCGTACTCCCATGAAAAGAGTCCACGCGAAAGCTACATGACCACTCGGAAATGTATTGTTGGCGCCGTCTATCTGTCTTGTTAAGTCTAGCAACATTTCAGAAATTGTATTGACTTCGAAAGGAACCCTAGGGTAGTGTGATGGCAAGAGAACATATGAAATATTTAAAACGGCTGCGACGGCGACACAAGACCAGAAAGTTGTAAAGAAGGTTTTTTTAGTTTTTACAAGCAAAACCATGGTAACAAATATAACAGGTATTATACTGTGATATATCCATATGTGTTCTGGCATGAGAGGGATCGCTTCATCGAGACCTGTCATGAAATCGAATCTATGCTCGCTAGCGTAGGATTGAATTAGAAAGTAAAAAGCGAAGTTTATAATACTAAAAATTAGCATATGTTTCGCTTTACTTCCTATAGACACAGAATTCCCTCGCCAAAGCCAGTGGACAATGATATATTGGTCAAGATGTGAAAAGATTTACACACTTAGCCTATACATAAATATATAGAAAAAACAAAAGGTTCGCGGCTCTGTGTCTTTTTTATTATTTTATTTAAAAGCTCTAGTGAATAGCTGTGGAGATGCCAGAAGTTTTTACTAAGTCCAGGCCAATATAGTGACGTGCCATCATAGCTGTTTGTAGTACCAACATATCTGTACCATTTATTAAAATTTCTTCTTTGTCTGGTTCCCCAAAACGCTCATTTTCTTCTAGGAGTCGGCTGGAGATGCTCGCAACTTTATAACTTGTTTGGTAGCTCTCGCACAACAAAGAGAACGTGTTTTTATTAATAGGTACCAGATCCGGCTCCTCTCTTATTAGATCTTCTAATATGTCCAACTGTGTACTACATTCTTTATTGATCTCTTTCGCATCTAAGACTGTAATAGAGAAAGTATCGGAAGAATTAGGTGGGTTTTCAGACACAACTGTCCTCCAATAACTTTTTCAAATCGTCGAATCCACCAATTAGCTGATATGATCTTTCATCGACACGACCAAATATCACTGGTACGGTGGACCAGCCATAAGCTTCTTTAACAGAATCAAAGAGTTGTTCTGACGCGTCCAAGGAAATTAAACTATAATTTAGTTCTTTCTCTTGAAGTAGATCGACTGCAAAGTGACAATAGGGGCATGAATTTTTTACATATAATACATAATTGTTAATCTCTATCATGTTGCTTCGAGTATTTTGGAAGTTATAAGCTCAAAACTACCGAGCACTATCATATTTGCCATAGAAGAAACGGAGTTAGAGCCACAGTTCATTTGTATTTTAGTAAACCCCTGCTCCTCGTTTAGCTCTTCTGCCCAAGAACAATCGTCTCCCAACCTCTCGATGAAATTAGAATAATCCTTTGCCGATGTAATATGATTCACATTAACAAGCACCTTTCTCAAAGAGAATCCTCTATCGTTGGAAGAAGAGAAAATCTTTCTTTGGGTGTCGTTCCCGCCAGGATCAGGCGAATATTTAAAGAAGCCGCTGTTTTCGTATACTTCAGTTAGAATAATAAATTTACTAGTCATTTTTTAGCCCTTCTTCTACAGGTGTGACTTCTTTTTCTTTCACATACCATGTTTCGTTTTCAAAGAAAACGCCGACTTGATCATTTATGCTTTTCGTATCTGAAACTAAAAAAGTCTTTGGCTCCTCGAATCTTTTCCAATCTGAAACGGCGCTGGAGCCGTCTTTGGACACTTCGTACTTTTGTAAAATAACTTGCGATGGTACGAAAACTAACTTTCCTTCTCTAATCATTCGATAGCTCCTCTGTATCTTTGATTTGATTTACTAAATCTTTCATATCTTGAATAGTATTATATGTTTGTTCGTCTATCTCTTGAAGACCTTCACTTTCGGACAAGAGTATTCTCTGGTATCCTATTAGAATATTTTTCATATCTTCCAGTTGTTTCGAAACGCTATAAATTATATCTTGGGCAGAATCTAGATCTTTTATACATTTTATAGGATCGTTTTCTATTCCCAAAAGAGACGACGAATTTGCGACAAGCTCACACGAATTTTTTAAATCTTCGTGGGACTCCGCTATAAGGGAGGAAACTTTCACTGGCACGTCTTCTAAGTCTATACTATAAGTAACTTTAACTCTCACATATACCTTCTTAGTTGGCTCCGATAATATAATTAATCCACACTGCTGAACAAATACCAATTAGACTACTGACTGTAATCCACATGAGCTTGGTGTGTATTTTCTTCCAAGACTCTAACTCTCTCAATCTCGCGTATATTCCCTGATCCGGATCGTATACAGCTTTCTTAATCTGGGAGATGTGCACAGCTACTTCTTCCTGCTTCTCTTTGACAGTTTGAATTGCGTCCATTAAACGTTGCAATTTGCCATCTATCTCAACTAAATCAATCTGAATATCTGTTTCGCTAGCCATAATATATTATACCTCGAAAGATAACTAGTGTTAATGCTATAATTCCACTACCGCATGCCCAGATGTAATTAGTGAAGTAGCCACAGAAGCAGCATTTTGCAAGGCTGTTCTTGTAACCTTAACAGGATCTATTACACCAGCAGACATCATGTCTACAATCTCGCGGCTTACAAAATTATAACCATGGCTATTCTCGGCTGACTCGATCATAGAGATTATGATATCCGGAGATTCCGAAGCATTCAGAGACATTTGTCTTGCGGGCTCTTTGGCCGCATCAAGTACAATACTTGCTCCTAATTCTTGATCGTGGTTGTCAAGCTCTAGCCTTCTAATATCTTCTCTTACAATCTTCGCCACCCTCAGAAGGGCGGTACCGCCACCGGGTACCATACCTTCCTCCTGAGCTGATTTGACGGCCTCTAGGGCGTCTTCAATGCGATGTTTCTTTTCAATCATCTCGACTTCTGTTGCGGCGCCAACTTTGATAATCGCGATGCCGCTAGCTAGTCGAGTTATCCTCTCCTGAATTCTCTCGCATTGCTTGAGATCGCTGGTCTGAGAAAGCTCGGTCTTTAGATTATCAATTGTCCTCTCAATATCTTCGATATCAGCTTCGCCACCAACGATCGTTGTAAAGTTCTTTACCACCTCTATGTTCCTACATATACCAAGATGCTTAAGCTCGACCTGATCCAATCCAACTCCTGCCTCTCTGGATATAAACGTCGCTCCAGTTGACACGCACAGATCCTTGAGAATATTTCTGCGCTCTTCTCCATACCTTGGAGCTTTTACTGCTGCAACTCTCAGTGTACCTCTGGTCTGATTCATAATTAAGGATGCCAAAGCTTGACCATCTACTTGTTCTGCTATAATAACCAAAGGTCTTCCATCTCTTGAAATAATCTCTAGAGTCGGCATGATCTCTTCTACTGTACTGAGCTTGTAATCAGTAATCATCAGGAAGCAGTTATCATATTTGACTGCTCCCTTTCTTTCATCGTTGATAAAAGCGTTTGCAAAGTATCCAGAGTCGAACCTGAAGCCCTCAATAACATCTAAACTCGTATCTAGAGACTTTGCTTCCTCTACTGTAATCGCGCCATCCTTGCCAGCTTGGTCTGCTGCCATAGATATCAACTCTCCGATAGCCTTGTCATTGTTAGCAGAGATGGTTGCGATATGCTTAATGTCTTCCTGGCTGGAGACAGGGCGCGCGAGACTCTTTAGTTCTGTAACCATAGCTTCGGTTGCCTTGTCGATGCCCCTCTTTAGATCAATAGGGACAGCGCCGGCCGCTAAGTATCTTTGGGAGTTGGTAAGGATTGCGCGCGACAAGATCGTAGCCGTAGTCGTACCATCGCCTGCTTTCGCATTGGTTTGAAATGCGGCTTGCTTAACAATCTGCGCTCCAACATTCTCCATAGGATCTTCTAGATCAATGAAGGATGCGACAGTTACACCATCTTTAGTTACTATAGGATTCTTATCCTTCTGGTGTAAGATAACGTTTCTACCTCTCGGCCCAAGAGTAGAGCCTACGTTATCCGCTAGGGTATTCACACCCTTCAAAAGCTTTTCATTCAAAGCTTGGTTAGATGCATATTGCTTAGACATATCTCTCCCTTTATTAACTATAGTCTATAATAACAACAAACGATTGTAAAGTCAAGAGGTTAATTAATTATTTTGAAGATTGTACCGAGCTTACAACTGCAGCTTCTAAATCTTCAGCATCTCGCATCGCTTCAACGCCGGCTAGATGCCTATCTGCTGCATCCTCATCCGTACAAGCATCGCCGCCACAATCTACCAAAAAGAATCTTCCAATGTTATCAGTTAAAGATGCTAGCGCGTTAAACATTACAATTAGATCATCATTCATTTGTGACGCAGCAAGTGCAAAAAAGTCTTCCACTGTTTTTGTGGTTATCTTAAGTGTGCCTAACTTGCCGGCATCACCGCCAGCATTTCCTGCCATTCCCATATAATGAGAGGGGCTAATGTGAAACTGTGTTTCGCCCTTGGCACCGGTCACTCCTGGGGCTGGCTCAAGAACTGTGCCATCGGGCAAAGTAACGCCGCTTTGTATTGCCTGGAATAACTTTTGACTATCCCAGCCTTCGTCTCTAAGCTTGGCCCATTGGCCTAGTTGCTCTACGCTTCCCCATAGTTTATTCGTAGCTGATGTAGCGGCGCCGAAGAGTTCATCTGTAGCGCCCTTTTTCTTGACATATTGCTTTCTGACTGATGCACCGCCAACTCCGCCGCGCGCGTAAAGTGCTAAGTCTGCTGTTAATATAGTTTTTTCAGGATCAATCAGGCCTTCCGGAGATATTCCTTGAAGGTTCATAAGTTCAGCAGTCCTCCCGCCCTCGGCGTCCACCTGAACCATTCCTGTTTTGGTAATCTTTCCTAGACGTAACCATTTTGTTTGTTGCCTGCCCCACTGATCTTTGCTGGAGTGTCGAATAAAGATATAGGACCCTGGGCCGGTGGCTTTAGCGTTGAGGCCCTTCTTTAACTTGACCTTTTTCCCGGGATTGTTCAAAGTAAATGTTTTCGTTTCAGTTTCGGCCACTTCTTCATACTCAACTGCTCCAATCCAATCAAAAAAGCTTTGGGCAGTTATATCGAATTCATAAAAAGTTACTGCTGAAATTTCTTTCTCTACTGCTGATTGATCTTTTACAACAATCACGTATCGCATAGAGTCACCGCCGCCAGCGAAATGGTTCACGAGATCCCTGAAACTCCCTTTTACGTATCCCTCCTCATTTAGAATCTTTAAACTGATTGATTCGCCAGTCTTCGATCCGCCGGGATAAATCTTAATATCAGCGATGTCTCCCTTGCTTGTTGGAACCTGTTCAGACTTTCCTCCAAACAAAGATGCCAAGAAAGGCTCCCACAGGAAGCCAGCAACAGAAGCGTTGAACTCTTTTACCATCCACACGAACTGATTCATAAACATGAGATATGAAAGTGTTTGTGGAAGAGTGGCATTGGGTAAATTATCTGAAGGGCTGTTAAAGAAATTAGTGATGGCAGTTAATTTAGCTGCTACTGCACTAGAATCTGAACCGCCTTCGTGCATACCAAGATTGCGCATCCATAATTCAAACTGGGCCCTGTCTTTGCTAGACGGTTTTTGACCTACTGAAATCTCTGTGGGTATCACATTGGGAAGCCTTAAGACGCGCGAGCGCTCCTTCGCTCCTGTTGGCACTCGGGTCGGGCCCTTCTTTTCTCCTTCGCGGAGATGTTGTGTTTCCATCTGCTCACTAATCAAGGAGATTAGAGACTCAAAGGAAAGATCGGGAAATGGCTTTTTACTTTCGGAAAGAAAATCCGCGACAATATCTTTATTATCCATAGTCATACCTATAATTAGTTATCTAAATCGCTAGATGGCTTGTTTAATTTATTAATAATCTCATCAAGTTTTAAGCCAGCGGTATCAATCTTTCTCTTTGTCAAGTGGTAGTGACATACAACACCATGATAATTGCCATCTGCAGCCGGCTGGTGTACGCTAGTTATGAGTTCGCCCTTCTTCGTTGGGCATGCCAATGGTATATCATAATGCTCGTTCAGAAATTCGAGTAAGGCCTCATAAGCCCAAATCTGTTGCGGATAATAGCCAAGGTGCGGCTTTAGAGTTCTGCCGTGTACAACACTGTCAGTTAATATTGGCCTCTCTCCGTGACCTCTCTTGACGTAAGTGTTCTGGTACTTTGTGTAATAAGCATTACTGAAGTCGATACCTATAGAGTTGCTATTGACCTTTCTTATTCCAGCATGCCAGCCAATGTCATTGCAGTCCAGAAGCTGGACGATTGTCCCATCGTTATCAATAACGAAGTGAGTGGATATGTTTCTCTTCTCCAATACTCTCTTGCAAGAGTTAGCAGACAAGCATACATCCCAATGTGTTACTGCCATGTGAGGGGCGCGGCGGCCATTGTACTTCTTGTGTGTCCCGTCCTTCAAGAGGTCAATCTTAACCTTTGGCCAATCAATCGCGATCATCTGACCGTTACACAAGATACGGCTAGCTGATTTTGAAAAGGCTTCTCTGTTAGTGTTGGCTCTTCGGTAAGTTACTTCTCCCACCAGGCCATCAGCTTTCAAGTCGTGGGCTCTCTGGAATTCCGTTATCATATCCACTAGATAATCATCAAACTTGGTTGCTCCGAACCAGTTTGGGGTCCAGCCATATTTCTTTGCTGTTCTTTTGTTGTAGAGAATTTTATATAATTTCATCTGCAATGCCCAGCTCAACAACTTCTTTAGCGTCAAGGTATACATTCATTTTCCTATCAATAAGCTTTTTAATATATCTTTTAGACATATCTGTCTCTTCTACGAGTGCGTCGATATATCTATCCTGTGTCCATTTGGCTTCTTCAATCTCGTTTACTAAGCTGTGGAGATTGCCATGATGGCCTGCGATTACTCCATGGATCATTACGCGGCAGTTCTTACCAACTTTTCTCTTGCCCTTTGTTCCTGCTGCCAAAAGTATAACGCCGGCGGACATTACTTTCCCAAGACCATGGGTGTGTATCTCTCTGTCTGTTCTTACTAATCTCATAGTATCGTATATGCCAAACATATCTGCCGCGGATCCGCCCCAGCTAGATAAATAGAAGTTAACAGGCTTGCAATCTTCTACTGGTTCGCTAATTTTACTTTTTAACAAAGAAGTGATGGCGTCTGCAGAGTTTTCTTCATCTATATCTCCATACAGAATTAAGCTAGACTCTTCTTGGCCGGGTAGGGTCTCATTCCCCAAGTTAGGAAAATTGATCATCAGTGGCAATGAAGGCTCTACTTCATTTCCACCAGTTGCTTCTATTTCCCCAATCTCCTCTGAATCCGGCGTGTCCTCTGAATCCATTTTTTCTTTTGATAATTTCATATAGCAAAAACTCCAACAATATAATTAGATTTTCAAAATATTTTCTCTAACTACATGCCTTTTCTTTTGTATTCCTTCTCTACATACCTCATGGCCTGTAGCCAATTGGAAAACTTCAATGTCCCTCTTAAATTTTCCGGAGTATTCAGTACTATAAACTTGATAGCGCTAGCCCTCCACTCTTTTACAAAAACCTCATCATAAGCAACTAACTTCTCTATATCGTCTTGGGATATATCGTTATCTTCTTCTTTGAAAGCCTTATATTTAATATCTCTGGCAACTTCCATGTGAGTGTCCGCAACTTTAAGAAGTCCAAGGCTATACAACAACATCTCGCGAAATAAGTAATTTAATTTAGATACTCTCAATACCGCGCTCATGAGCTTGTAGCAGAAGGCTCCACAGAAAAACCATATTGCGCTGTTAAGAAGTGGGTCTTCTGATATCATGTCTATATAATAACACAAAATAAAAAGCCCGTCAAGGACGGGCTTTCTAAAAAATCAAATTAAAGCGTTTTATTTATTGTTCTTAGTCTTCTCTAGGAGGCGACGTGCAACTCTACGAGTAACCTCATTTAGATATTCCTCGTCTAGTTCCTCTTCCACGCTGATCCCTGCAGAATCAAAATCCTCTAAAACGGGATCCTCCTCTTCTTCTCCGGCCGGCTCCTCGGGAGGTAACTCCTCGCCGCCTTCGTCACCAAGTGGCTCCTCGGGAGGTAACTCCTCGCCGCCTTCGCCGCCCTCTACGTCGATGTCGACGGGATGGCCCTGGGAGTCAAGCTCTTGTGCGAGCGCGTCGGTTACAGCTTGAACGATTGCTGTGACATCCAAGTCGCCGCCAGCATCGCCGCCTAGATCATCAACAGGCTCGTCCTCAAGGGGCGGAGCATCGTCAACAGGCTCGTCCATGGGAACTTCCTCGGGCGGAAGCTCCTCTTCGGGATCCTGCTCGGAAAGAAAGCCCTCTTCAGTTATTTCAGCATCCTCAGATACCTCTTCCTCTTCCTTGAGCCAACGGCCAGTGGCCTTGTTCGCCCCAGGCTTGACTTCCTTGCCCGGGCCATGGCCGGAGCATGCTTCCTCTACTTTCTCTAGAAAGTTCTCGGTGTGTGGCTTTAGGTTAGCCAGCTTCATAAACTTCCTAGTTGTGTCTTCATTCAATAAACGCTTCATTTGCTTTCTCCTTGTGCTTTATAAAGACTAGAACACTATCCAATATATAAATAGTCGTTATTTTCTTTAAAAGGTATTAAAATTCTAACTTATTTGCAAAATCTGTTAATTTTTTCAAAGCCTTATCTTCTATCTGTTTCACTCTAACGAAACTTATATTTAATCTTTTAGCGACTTCTCTTAAAGTTAATGCTCCATTGTTTGTCACTGTCTCGCTTACGCAATTCAAGTCTGGACCGAAATCTACCCACAATCTGCAGTCCTTATTTCGGCATGGAGTTTTTGTTTTTCTGCACTTCTCTAAACAGTTCATAGGTCGGGATGTTCCTCCGCTAAAACGTCGAAAATCTCCTCTAGATCTCTACTATCAAGTCTATATTGTTTTCCAACTTTCTTGCCTTCTTCTATAAGTTTTTTATTTTTAGCCCTCTTGTTCTTGCCCTGCAATTCATATTGTTCTTTAAAATCATCAATATATTTCAAGATTAGATCGTCCTTCTCTAAGTAACCTGTAATCATAGCTCTAAAGAACTGTGATTGGTTCATACCATCATATTTAAGTCTGGTTCTTAGGTCTGCTTGTCTCTTGTGAGAATCATAGAACATAAACTTTTTTCTTTCTCTTGGATTTGGTACCGGTGGTTTTTTCATTTTCTTCCTCTCATAATATGCGTAGAACTTTCTATTTGTCCAGCATTTGTTTGCTGCGCGAATTCGCATTTATTCTGAAATTCGACAATATCTCTTGCGCCGGAATATGAAAATCCACTCTTTATACCGCCGCGAAGATCTTCTAATATATTTTGAACTTTTCCCTTGTAAGGTACAGTGGTAGAAACTCCTTCCGGAGTGGAAGTTTTAGATCTCCAATCTTTTTGAGCGGCGCTTGAAGCCATGCCCCGGTAAACTTTATATTTCTTACCGTTAGCATTGCTAAATATTTCGCCAGGAGTTTCTTTCGTGCCGGCTAACAAAGAGCCCACCATCACGAAATCGGCACCAGCGCCGAGAGCTTTTACAATATCTCCGGATGTTTTTATGCCTCCATCAGCTATGATCTTTGTATCAAAGCTAGTCTTGGAGCAATCCAATATACTTTGTAGGGTCGGAATTCCATGGCCAGATACTATCCTAGTCGAACATATACTCCCGCCGCCGATCCCAACCCTTATGCTGTCCGCGCCCCAAGAGGCCAAAGCGCTGAAAGCCTCTAAAGTAGCTACGTTGCCAGCCATGATATGCACATCACCTTCGAACCGGTCCTTTAATGTTTTAATACATCTTTCCATCATAATATGGTGCCCATGAGCAACGTCTATACACAGCATGTCAACATCGCATGTATTATATAAATAGGTGGCGCGCTGAATATAATCCCCTGTCATTCCAATTGCTGCCGCGCGGTAGCCTTCGACTTCCGACAAAATAATAGCCTGCTCCTCGACTGAATTGTATCGATGTACAATCCCGAAGCCTCCGGCATGTACCATCGCGTTTGCCATATTGGCGCCAGTTATTGTATCCATCGGGCTGGATATAATGGGCAACTCAAAATTCCTAGTTTCGTCTAGTGAGCTTGAGGTATCCACTTCTTTTCTACTTTCTATATCACTATACTTAGGTACCAGTAAAACGTCCTCGAAAGAAAGCGTTTGGCGCGGTGCCGGAGGATTATAAACTAAAGATTCTGTCATTTGCGTTTCTCCTGTAATTTTTGAATCAGTCTCTCTACATACCACTTGGCCTTTTTTAAGTCTTCAAGCGGACTTCCCTTGTACTTGTGCCTGGAAAGATACTTAATCGCATTACCTGTGTTGAAATCCATATCCCAAGATTCTATGAAATCTATCACTTCTATACCCTTATTGTAGTGATCGGGATGATCAACTAATTCCTTTTTCTCTTTCACACATTCCTCACAAGTTTCAATAGCTATCGTATTATAAGCTTTAGGGTTCTCTCCCCCAACGGTATCATACTTCTTCAAGTGTCGCTTACATAAAGGAAAGAGTACTTTTGCCATACTTAGAAGCCATTTGGGCGCCAACCCTCTGCAACGAGTTTGCCAATATTACGGTCTCTCATGTGTAAGTCGGCAGT